TAATTTATTTGCTCCGTACCAATGAACATCATTCACATACTGGAGATATTTATCATGCACTTCTTGAGACTCTGTAGCACTTGGTATTGTAAAAAATAAATTAACAGACTGTGATTGACAAACAAACTCTTGACGTTTGTAAGCATGTTCAACAATCCATATCTGATTTATTTCATTAGCTGTTTTAAATACTTCTTTCTCGTCATCAGTAAGAATGTCCAAGTGTTGGACAGAGCCTTCGTGTGCTGAAATATCTTTCCAAAGTTTTTCTAACTCGTCAGCTTTCAAACCTTTCTTCTTGAGAAGCTTTTCTAAGTGTTTGTTTCTGACTTGATAGGTTCCCGAAAGAGTTTTATGCGAATAAACATTAGCACGATATGGCTCAATCGAAGGAGACGTGCCACCACAAATGATACTAGAAGAAGCGTTAGGAGCAATAGCCAAAAGGTGAGCATTCCTAAGACCAGTCCCACTAATATCAGGAGCCTCACCACGTTCTTCAGCGAGTCTACGAGAAGCTTCCAAGGCTCTGTCTTTAATATATTGAAAAGCTTGATAGTTGAAGCCCGTAGCGTAGATGCTTTCAAAAGGTATGTTATTCTTTTGAAGATACGCATGGAATCCCATTGCTCCAAGACCCACCGACCTTTCTCGGTAAGCAGAGTAAGCAGCCTTCTTAAAGCCTTCTTTACCTTCTCTGATATGTTTTGTAAATCTTTTGAAGTTTGCATTGTATTCTCCTAAATGTGATGTATCAATTGCATTGTCGATAAAGTGTTGGAGTACATTGTCCAACATAGTTATTAAATCATCTATAAACTGTTCGTTCTTTGACCACTTATCAAAGTGTTCTAAGTTTACACTTGACAAACAACATACTGCTGTTCTTTCATCGTTGGTAGGTAGTGTTATCTCAGAACATAAATTACTTTGTTTAATTTCTAATCCTAAATCTTTTTGTTTCTGTGGTAAAGCCTCATTACATTTATCAAGATTTACAATGTAAGGCTCTCCAGTTTCTGCTCTTGCTTGTATTAATTGAAACCATAAGTCACGAGCATTAATAACTTTAACAGCTTCATTAGACTTAGGGTCTACCAATCTGTAGTCTGCATCATCTTCTACAGCTTTTAAAAACTCATTGTTAATGTTGACAGCGTTGTGAAGGTTAAGACATTTACGATTGATATCTCCACCTGATTCTTTTCTCATGTTAATAAACTCTTCAATCTCAGGATGCCATATATCCATGTAAGCTGCATATGAACCACGTCTTGTTACGCCTTGATTGAAGGCAAGCATCTGAGAATCTACGACATGCATAAAGGGGATTGAACCAGTAGACTTACTACCGTGAGTAGTAGATACACCATTGCTCCGAACATCGCCCCAATATCCACCGATGCCTCCACCTGAACTAGCCAACCATATGTTTTCATCATAATGAGCAGATAGCCCAGTACGACTGTCAGGAACATAATTGAGGAAACAGCTAATAGGAAGCCCACGACTTGTTCCCCCGTTACTAAGTATAGGGGTGCTAAACATAAACCAACAATTGGAGCTATAGTCATAAAGTCTCTGAGCAAGCTGATAATCAGTGACTCCTTTGTAGGTTGCTCCGAAGACGGAGGCTCTTGCAAACGCTTCTTGGGCATGTGTTTCTCCTTCGATAAAATATCTGTCTCGTAATGTATCAAGACTAAATTTATCTAGCTTCGATTCATTGTCATAATTAATTTTAATTCCTAAATATTCTTTAGGTCCAACTGTATCTTCGACCATTAAGTGTTCTCCGTGTCGTGTACGTAAAGCATTATTATAGCATAATGTAATATTTTAAGCAAGTCTTTTCGATTCTTTCCTTCTTTATTTCCATATCTTTTTGCATATTTCATTATGTTACCCAACGCAAAACCTTCACCGTGTCCCGAATCAATAATAACATCTGTCGCTTGGTACTTATCTGAAGCGTAGTGTTGGCTATAAGTACTATCAATGTAACCTTGAAGTTCTTGTATAATTTTGCTCTCATTAAATTTATAATTAATCTTTTTCATTTATCCATTCCTTCGGTAATGTTTCTTCACTAAACCATCTGAAGCCATTCAGCTCAGCCCATTCAGCATGTGATCTTTTTGTTTTATCTTTTCTTAGTTTAGCACCCGGCATAGGTGAGTTAGGCTTTTGAAAAACAAACACCAACTCATAGTTGTCAGGTAGTGCATCCCTAATATGTATGTACTTACTATACTCTGCGTAATCCCAAAACCTACCTTTTGCTTCTATGAGTATGACACTTCCATCAAACTCTTTTACAAAGTCAGCTTCGTAAGTTTTAGGTATGACATACTTAATAGTATCCCAGTGGTGCTTCCAGTCCTTGAGAAAATCTTGATGAAGATTATATTCCCAAACACTGTCGTAACCTTTAGGAGCTTTCTTATCTCTTGGTCTAACCTTGCGTGGTATTCTCTTAGCCATCTATAAACCTCGCAGTTATTTCGTCAACCTTTGGTTCTCTAACTGTAGTGGTTAGATACGTAAGACCTTTAGAGTATTCAAAGACTCGAAGTCCTTGACCTTCGTTAGCATCTTTATGACATTCAAACTTATGAGGACAGTAGACACAAAGCATTGGAAGCTTCATGTTACCTGATGTGCCTTCAGGGATAGGTTCGTAACATCTCTCCGGAGGAGTAGTCTCTTTTAACTGAGACTTAACCTTATTTATTTTAGCATCTATATTAGGTTTGTCAAGCTCTTGAGGTTTAAAAAGTGCTAATTCTCCAGTCTCTTTGTTGATAGCTAAGAAACCACCACCAGTTGTGCCTTCAGCTTTCTCGTACCCCGCTAGCTGAGACATGTATCCAAAGCTATCTTCTTCAGCAAGAGTACCGTTCCTAAATTTATTGAAGGCATATCCTGATGCTGATTTAATATCTACAACTTCACCATCAATCTTACAGTCCATATGTCCCATGATACCTTTGATTTTAATTTCTTTCTGTTCATCAGTAACTTCATGACCTGCAAGTTCTGTCAAGAATAATACAACTCTTTCAAGTAAATGACCGTACAAAAACTTAATCATAGTCTCAGGTCTAATAGCATGAGGCTCACGCTTAGAGTTTTGTTCGTACCATAATTGTCTTGTAGGCTTTCCAATGTTAGACATACGCAATGTAAAGTCTTTGTTAGCACGAGGAGTTAGCCAATCCTTTAATGCTTGTTTCATAAAGTCAGCAAACTTATCTAAGTCTTCTTCACTTACATCAATGGGTTCACCTCTTCCAAGGACAGCTACTGTATCGTAGATATCTTGAACGACTGTATCAAGCTGTTTCTTTTTCATAATTTTCCTCTTTTATATTTTCTATTATTTCTATAGCAGTCTTAATTGGAAGTTTAAACCACTCTGAATTAAAATCTTCTGCTTTCTTTTTACAAACTTTATGTGCTTTAGATTCTGCAAGTCTTCTGTTTTTAAAATCTTTTTTAAATTTTAATTTGTAATCTCTGAAAGGACTTGAAGTTTGATAACCGTTACACCTATCTTCAGCATCAATAGATGAACCTATCTTTACCCAGCCCTTCCAAGCTTTATTAACTACAATATATACTTGACCTGCTTTAGTCTTTTTATATTTAGATAATGAACTAAACGCAGCATCTTCAAATGTTTTGTAATTGCCCGGCTTGTATAGTGGATGTGAGAAAGATACGTATTTACCATTAACAAACATACGTTTTGGATTACGTTTAGGGTTAAGTTTTTTATTAGCATATTCTCTAAAACACTCTTTACACCTATACCAACCTTTACCTAGTTGATGGCTTTCGTACCAATTTTCAGTAGTTAATTCTACACCGCAACCACTACACGGTCTATCAGTGAGTTTCATCCCAAGACCTCCCAATCTTAAATTCTCCATCTAAAGGACATCTCATCTTATAATACTTACCTGCTTCTTGTATGCTTTGTACTGCAAGTTGTCCCACTCTATTTGCTCTACATTCAGAGACTTCTATCTGCCATTCATCATGGATGTTAGCAACAAACTTATGAGGCACATTAGTTAGTTGTAATCTCTCAGATAAAATAGATAATGCTTTCTTCATAACGATAGCACCACCACCTTGAAGTAAAGTATTCAAAGCAGCATGTTCACTTCTGACATAGATCTTTCTACCATCTAATCCTTTGAGGAAACCTCGTCTAGCTGCTCGTTGCACTTTATCCTTAAGAGTTCTAAGTGATGGCAGATTATCGAGGAAACGGTTCTTAAGTTCTGAACCTTTTCTTCTAGATCCTCCAACGACTTTACCAAGTTTCTCGTCTCCTGCTCCGTACACAAGTGCATAGATGAATGTCTTTGCTGTATCTCTTGATTTAAGTCCTGCAAGTTTTTGGTTAGTAGTGTGTATGTCTCCATTAACAACTTCATTAGTATACTCCTGATCGTTCATGTAGTGTGCCAACATTCTAAGTTCTAAACCTGAAGCATCAACTCCAAGTAAAACATTACCTTCATCAACAGTCCAACAGGCTCTACATTCTTTACCGAATGGACTGTACACAGCAGGGACTTGAGCCATGTTTGGATGACTGTGAGACATACGTCCAGTGATAGTTCCATTAGGAATAACAGAACCATGTACTCTCCCATCATCTTCCAAGGCATCAAGCCACGACTGTATTTGAGCTATTCGTTTTTGGTAAAGTAGGAAGTCAGCTATCAGCTTAGCCTCACGAATATGCTCTATCTTTTTCAGTGTTCCTTCATCAACAATAGGTTGACCTGTAGGAGTAAACCTCTCAGGTTTCCAACCAAAGTCTATCAAGTATTCACCGATCTGTTTACGACTTCCAAGATTAAACTCTTGTAGTTTCTTTCTTATGAAAGGACTGTAATCCTCACTGACCAGCAGTGTTTCATATTCTTCATCAGTCAATCCACGTTTGGAAAGCACACCATCTTTTCTAATGTATGGTGTTACAAGTTTATCATCCACCCACTTAGGTTGGAATGTTCTCTGCACTTCATCAGTTACCTCATGCATCTTAGTCTTAAGTTCAGCAAGTAACATAGTAGCTTGTTGCTCATTGAACTTGAATCCGTTTGCTTCTTGTTGAGCCATGATCTTAGCAACTGAATGTTCTAGATTAATACATTCGTCACTGAATCCTTGACCTTCATTAAGCAAATGATTATAAACTAACTCATTAAGTCTAACATCATTAGCACAGTATTCTAGCATCTGTGGTGTGTATTCGTCAAAGTCAAGAGGTTGTTCTTGCTTTGCAAACTTAACACGATAACCCCAAGTCTTCAAGCTGTGTCCGTTCTCACGAATAGGATTGAAGAGCCTTGACATTACCAAAGTATCCTCGATGTCCTTATCGAACAAGTCTACACCATGCAGTCGTTTGATAACCGGCAAGTCAAAACTTAAGATGTTGTGACCAATAAGAACATCAGAGGATTTTAAAAACTCTAAACCTTCTTGAAGTTTGTGAGGTGGAAACTTATAGATTGGTCCACCAACTTCTTTAGCTACAATACAATGTATCTTAGTTGGTTTTAAACCATCAGCTTCAATATCAAATACAATTTTAGAAGTCTTCATTGTCAAAAGTTTCCTCCTCAGTTACTTCAAACAGTCTACCTGTTTCATTATTATACCGTAAACTACAAGCAAGTCCAGTGTCTCCTGTATATCTAGACTTTAGGACACGAACCTTTGTAGTGTTGGCTTCTTCAGGATTGGTAGCCTGTTGATTTCTTTCCAGTGCAATCACACAATCGGAAAGCTGTGCGATACCTTGTGAGCCTTTGAGGTGGGACAGAGAAACTTCAACACCGTTCTCGTGTCCTTTGTCACCACTGGCTCTACGTAAGTGAGATACAAGTATCATACCTACTCCAGTTTCTTCAACAAGACTACGCAATCTATTCATCAGCATATCAATACCTCGTCTTTCGTCACCTTCAGATAAGACATTGACAAGCATGTGTAAGTGATCAACCACTACCCATTTACATTCGCAACCTACAATAATGTATCGTAGCTTGGAAAATATTTCTTCGATATCAGTTGCACCCAAGTGAGCATGAATAAACACACGACCTTGCGGTATAACTTTATCAAACAAAGTTATTAGTTGTTCTTCACTGTATTGATTACGTCTCTCAGTAAGATAGATTCTATCATTAGCTTCAATGGATATGATACCATCAGCAGTTCTCAACCAGTTCTCTTCAAGAGCTATGATACCTACATTGTCTTCAGTATTTTTGATAAGCCAATGTTCAAGCTCTCGTGTCACAGAAGATTTACCAAGTCCTGTACCACCTGTCAGAGTAACAAGCTCACCTTTCCTAAGACCATACAACTTCTTATTCAGTCCTTCCCAAGGATAGGCTATGCTTTCTTTGACTTCACGATGAAGCCAGTCGTTTCTTTGAGCAGATAGTTCAAGGATACCTGATGGTGTATAAGTCTTGGACTCCCACCATGCAGACATAAACTCCTGAAACTTTTTCTGTCTGAGCATATCGTTAGCATCTTTGTAGCCATTAGGGAATGTCATGATCTTAGCCTTGCCGGGCTTTAATATTCTAGCAACATTCCTTGCAGCTTCACGACCTGCCTTGTCATTATCAAAACATAATACTACATTTTCAAATGACTCAACAAACTCAATGCTTTCTCTGATATCTTTTACTGCACCTGATGCACCTCGTTTCAAAGAGACACAAGCCCACTTGGACTGCATCAACTCATAACAAGCCATAGCATCACATTCACCTTCAGTAATTGTCAGGTACTTCCCACCTGTGTTTCTGAAGAGTTGTTCTCCAAACAATCCAGTGCCTTCATAAGTTCCAGCAAAGGAAAAGTTCTTGTTCTCAACAAACCTAGTCTTAGTTCCAACCACCTCGTTACCATTAAAGAATGGGTAGATGTGTTGAGCTACTTGGTTGTTGGGATTTACTACTCGCCTAACACCATACTTCTTAGCAGTACCTTCAGATATGTCTCTGTCTGTCAACGCACCGAAGCTACCTGTGTAGGTGTTAAGGAAAGTGTTCTTTGGTTTTGTTTCTACTTCCACTATTTTACCTTGAGTTGCTTCAGGATAGTTTGCAAAGTGTGTCTCACAACTAAAGCAGTGAGCAGACTTATCTTCGTTCATTGATACTGGGTCAGAGCCACCACACTTAGGGCATGGTAGTCTGTGTCTAACAAATTTACTTTTTTCTAATTGCATTCTATCTCCAATAAAAGTGGCTAGGCTTTTACACCTAGCCGAGTTAAGTTAAGAATCTGATTGCTCAGTTTCCTGTTGCTCTACCTTTGCCTCTTCACATTCCATAAGCAACTGTTCTAAGTTAGCTCGGTGTGTTCTAGATGCAAAGTCTAGAGCTTCGATTGTGGTGCTAAGTGTACCAACCTTCTGTATAATTACTCCGGCTTCCTGCTTCTTAGCATCATCCTCGATTTTATTGATGTCAAAGAGAAACTCTCCGTCATCATTTTTAATAGTGACAATCATTAGAACTCCTCTCCATCGGAAAAGAACTCGTCACCATCACCATTCTTGTAAGGCACTAAGTCCACAATCTGAACAGCCTGTAAATCTAATCCTGTATAAGGACCATACTTACCTTCACCGGCATATTCATTGAATTGAACTCTAACTTTAGAGCCATTACCAACAGCAGTAGTAACTTCCTGTTTGCTTTCATCAAGCAATCTAGGTGCAGGTCTAACCATTCCGTTAGGACCATTAACCTTACGCTTGATCACAATAGCAGGACCTTCATCATGCTGTTTTATTTTATGTCCACGAGAAGCAAAGTCATTTGCTGTAGCCTCGTCAACGATTAAGTCGACTGTATAAACAGGCTCGAACTTAGTGTTCGGTGTAGTAATACTTGCCCATTTAGCAGTTCCTTCTAGTATTGCCATATTTACCTCCTTATGGTTTTATTTAGAAGACGGTTAAAAACTGGGAGAGTTTTGAGCAAACTACTCTCGGAGTTCCAGCTAGAACTGAACCAACTCTTTTTGATTTGGAGATAGAGGGCTTGTAAGAAATGTTGGTTACTCATAAAGGTGCCCATTATACTCGATCTCCATAGGAAAGTCAATACCTAATCTTTAATTTCTCTAAGAATATCTTCCAAAGATATGTGAGTATTATCAAACAGCGTGACAAGAAACTCGTCAGCACTTTTCTTTTCTACTTCATAGCTTATCTTGTTCTCATAAAATTCTTTATAGTTCTTTGTGACATACTCCTCAAACAACTGTAAGTCTTTCTTATCAAAGATAGCTGTCTCACCTTCGTTCAACATTCTTTCGTATATGTAATTCATCTTAATCCTTTTTAAAATATTTATTTAACATTTCAAGTTTATCTTGATACTCAGCTATCAATGCTAATTCTTTTTCAATAGTCTCTAAAGTATCAGCATGTTCAGCAACTCCTACAGGATTCTCAAGCAACACATTTACATTGGCTATATGTTTATCTATGTTTCCTTTGAAGTGTGACTTAAGTCCTTCTATTATTATATTTTTTATCATGCAACCTCCTTGTGTTGTGTAGTCCACCAATCAGGCTTATTACGATTTCGTTCCCACTTGGCGTAATGTTTTTCGTTAATGCAATAATTACGATAAGCGATAATAGGATTCTCATTCTTGTATTCCTCAGGCATAGCTTGTGCAACTGGTGTCATCTTAGTTCGTGGTATGTTCGTTGGTAGTTGATACAAAGCTCTTGCAAGTTTAGTAATGCTTAGATGTTCTCTACCATAACGATACTTATATTCTACACCAAGAGCTATGAAGTGTTCATACAACCACCAATAGTTCCCACTAGATTCTCTTACCCATTTACTGCATGGATGATTGAGATGTGCAATCTTATACATGCCTGTCTTGTCTGCATACTCGTCACCATCTAAGGCTCTGTGTGCAGTGCATAACATCTGTGCAGATTCCAATGGCATCTTTACTAGCATCTTATCAGGTTGTGCAACTGCTGACTTGCTTGGACTGTCGTAAAAATAAAATATGTTCATAGGTTTTCTTCTCGTTCATTGAAAGACCAATATCTAGGTAGATTATATTTTTTAGCATCTTCATACTGTCGAAGACATATACATTCCCCTTCTGTCCAATAAACAGATAAGCTTGGATTAGTTATTCTAGGGTCACGATCTTTTACTTTTCTATACTCACCACTGATATCTAAAGATCCATCATTATCTAATGTATGAAACATATCTTTTAAAAAATTATCTTCTTCAATCATTTGCCTTGCCCTCTATATTTTTTGTAGTTAGCTTTCCTTCTCTTGTTCATGGTAGCGAAGCCAACATTACGCTTACCTTGACTTGTCTTCTTACCTCTAACACTTGTTGCTGACTCGTGTTTTTTATCGTTCCACTTAGTAGCCACCGTCAGTCACCTTATCTTTCTTACGCTTATCTGCATACTTAACAACCACCTTACCACTAGCATACTTGATAGCTTCTTGTGTTATCTTACCATTCTCAAAGCGATACTCAAGCATTGTGATTTGATTCTGCTTGGCTTCCTCTTCAAGTATTCTTCTTTGTTCTTCTACTTTCTCGCTGAATTGTGTCATGCTTTTCGTAGTCCTCCTTTGTATATTTAATTTCTCTACCATTGTGATGACCCATATAGGGTGGAACAAATGGCTCAATCTTTTTCTCGTCAACAAGTTTTAAATAAACCACAAAAGATATTATTAAAACTATTAATCCTCCAACAAATAATAAAGCTTCCATTATAATTTTCCTATCATTTCTTGTAATACATTTTCATCATCAATTTTATTACGAAGCTCTCGTAAATAGTTTAAATTTTTATTTTCTATCTCCCATGTTTTATCATCTTTTACTCTACGAATACTAAAAATTTTTGATATCTGTTCAAGCTGTATCATTAAATCAAAAGCTTCTGAAACATTTGAGGCATATGTTTTTAGGAGTTGCCTGTCTCCATCATTAATTAAATCAATTATATATTCATCCATTTTTCATCCCCAAATCTTTTAATTGAATCGTATTGTGTCTTTAATTCTTTGTATGTTGTAATGTGTGGAAAGCGTTTTAAAAATTTAGCTATCCACTTATCGGACATAAAAGATAGATACATTTTATTACCACCAAACACATGCGTTTGATCGGGTAGTAATCCTTCAACATTTTCTACTGTAATATCTTTGGCTTGTTCTTCATCCAACAAAGACTTCAACCATTCAACCTGTATAGGCTTGATTCTTTTTCTCAGTTGCTTTACTTTCTTTTGATTCATCTTAACTCCATGCTTTAAATTCCATGTAAGGTTGCTCTCTGTGTCCTTCGGGCAACCATTCAACTATATTAGATACTTCATCAATGGTTAATGTAGTTTCTTTATCATCACCTGTCTCATGATCTGAGCCTAGAATCAAAGCTTTACCTGCAAAGTTTCTATCTGTCCAACTAAAGTATCTATTATCTTTTAATAGACCTTCATCATCTACATACATAGTATGGTTGCTATCTACTGTGACACAATCAAAAGT